CCAGAGCACGATGCAAACCGCACTTTGCTCATCATTTGCGCCTCCGCTTCTTTTCGAGCGATTCGATTGCGGTCACGGCGTCGCGCATGAGTCGAACTAGGCGCATATCAACAATGGTCCAAAGCGGCATCCGCCCTTCTGAGCCGTTCGCAATCAAAGTGAGATCGCGTTTGATTTCTTTGCGTCGTTCGGCTTTCACGTCCCCGCCTCTCGGTCCGGCCGCTCGGCTTCATCCGTCGCCTGCCGGTAATCGGTCATGAGCTGCGCAAGCGCCGGGAAGACAAGCCTGACCCGCTCGATCTCGTGCGCCCATTCGTAGTGCAGCGCCTGACGTGTTCGCCCCGTCTTCGCCGCCATCTCGCCAAAGCTCTGCCGAACCGCCGAGACATCGCCCGAGCCAAGCCGAAGCGTCACCAGAAACATCGTCGGCGAAAGGTCCGCCAACGTCCCGAGTCTGCGGCATAGGTCCGCCGCGCTCGTCATCCGCAGCTCGTGCAGCTCAACGAGCCGCTCCATGATCTCCGCCGAAAGCCGACCCGCTTCCGACCGAGCGCCGTCATAGGTCGCCTCGTAGGTCGCCGCGCGGTCGTATGTCGCCGTAATCACGTCAGGTCACCGACCGGATTGTGAATCAACTTCCGCAGCTCCGGCGAAATCTCCACGGCGTCAATGCCTTGTATCCCGAGCTGCCCGATGCTCTCGCGCTGTTGCAAGATCAGAATCAGCGCCCGAATCTTTTTTATCCGTTCGCCGTATTCCCGCGTGATGGTCTTGCGCTGCATCTCCAGCGTCGTGATGGCTCGCGCCGCCCTTGCGGAGAAGCGCAAAGCCTCAAGTTCTCGTTGGTCTTGGTCGTGTGTTTGAGTCGTCGTCATGTGTTGCCCGTTGCTTTTGACGGATTAAAACCAATGTCAATTCGTTTGTAGCAATCAGTGACTTCCACGACTTTGTCCCGAGCAATCCTCGTGTTGATTGATTTCGATAACAAGCCAAAGAAATCCGGTCTGCCGATGTTTTCATTAGGGTCGTATTGGAAGATGAAATAAGCCTCCATTAAACGAAGAAACCTTTCAGCGTTTTTGTAATCCATGGACTCGATGTGACGACTGCAATCGTAGACGGTAAAATACCCGTATCTCGCAAATCGAGTCCGATGACTTTTGACTCTTTGGTAAATACACAAAGCCTTCCCGACATAAGTGCAGTCATCACCTTGCCAAAAAGCATAGATGCCTGTCATGCCTCGGTATGGTTCAAAATCGGCCAGCAAAAAACTCACGAACTCGTCTCCCGCTCAATCACCGTCAGCCCGTTGTTTCGGTGCGTCCGGTAAACCACGCGCCACTGCGGCTCTACCACGAGCCACTCGTCAATCGCCCGATTGATGCCCTCGCCGCCGTCGTCTCCCGTCACGCCGAACGTCTCGGTGTCGTGGAAAACAATCCAGCGCCGAACCGCGTCGCCATGCAGCGCCAGCTCCTGCCGCACTTGGTCGTAGCGGTGCAGTGTGTCCACGAATAGCAGGTCCGTTGGCTCGATCTGCGAGATTGCCAGCGTGGAGCAGATCGAAAAAACCCAGTCCGTTTTGGTGTGCGGCCGCATCGTCTTAAACACGTAGAACTGATCGTTAATGTCGTAGCTGCGCAGCGTCGCCCGCTTCGTTCGCAGTCCGTGCAGAAACGCGAGCGTGCTGCACCCGGTCCGCACGCCAAATTCGGTGACTTGCTGGCATTGCGACGCCAGCAGTGAGAGCAAAGGCAGATGTTCGTTAATGTCGCTCGGCATACGCGTTGCGTGTTCGAGTGCCGTCGTTAGTTGGTCGTTTGTGTTTTTCATGGTTTGAATTTTGAGGGAAGTTGCCCCACAAGGTCGGCGAGTTTCTTTTCAACGGCTTCGAGTGCGGTCGTGCTTGCGCGAACTTTGCGCTGAATGCTTGTCCTCATCTTGAGCCAAGCGATGATCTGAGCTTCGATTTCTTCTTTGGTTTGTTTCATGGTTAAAGTTGGGGCGCGACGATCTCGGTCCCATTGACCCAAAACTGTTCTTCGATGCTGCCGTCTGGCGTGACGAGCCGCACCGCTGGCCCGTCGAGCCGGTGAATCTTCCCGTGATGATACCACACGAACGAGCCGTCTGGGTTGGTGAATGCCGGTCCGCCCTCCGCGTGCAGCCGATTTTGTTCGTCGTAGAGCCTCATAGTTTTTTATGGAATGAAAAGCTGGGTTTGAAGAACTCGACCACCTTGGCGATGCCGCCGGCGCCGTTGCGGTTCTTGGCTTGGTCGATCACGACTTGCACCGTCGGCGCGTCAGGAACCGCCATCACTTCGGGGTCCGGGTAGAGCAACCAGACCCGATCTGCGTCCTGCTCGATTGCGCCTGACTCGCGCAAGCCTGAGAGCTTCGGCCGGCTGCCGTCCTTCTCCGCGTCCCGGTTGAGCTGCGAGAGCAGAATCACGGCCACGTTGAAATTCAGCGCCATAAGCTTTATCCGGCGCGACATGAGCGCCACCTGTTGCTCGCGTGGTGCGCGTGAGTCCTCGGCGTGCAGCAGTTGCAGATAGTCGATGACGACCACATGTGGCAGAGCATCCGCCGCCTTGAGCATCGCCACGCGGTCCTCGATGTCCGACACCGACTTGACCTGCCGAACCTCGAAGATGTGCAGCCGCTTCTCGTCGGCTTTCATCTTCTGCGCTGAGGCAATCCAAGAGGTCTTGGCCGATTGATACTCCGCTGCGGTGCAGCCTCGCACGATGCCGGCGCTGCGGCCCAGCCGTTGCTTTGCCAGCCGCCCGACAAGATCCCGCGCCTGCATCTCAAGGGAAACGATCATGGCCTTGCCGCCGCCTCGGACAACTGAGTCAGCCATCTGGATCGCGAGCGCGGTCTTGCCGACGCCCGGCCTGCCCGCAATCACGCAGACCTCGCCGGCGCGAATCTTGCCGAGGAACTCGTCGCAGCCCGGTATTCCTGTCCCGACGACTCCGGCCTCCCTGCCGTGGATCTCGTCGTGGATGTAGTCGTCCACGATGGCCGAAAGGCTTTTGGTCGAGCCTTGGATCGAGACCGCCAGCTCGGCCTCATGGATCGCTTTCCGTGCAGCCGACCAGTCCTCTTCCCACTCGCCGCCCACCCGTGGTGTGACCGCGTGAAGCGCCTGACCGAGCTTGGTCACGGCCTTGCGGCGCTTGTTCGCGTCGATGACTTCGATCGTAAGCTGCTTCGCAAAGATCGATGTCGGCTCAAGTGCGGCGATCTCCGCCAGTTGGCCCATGCTCTCGGCATCGATGGCCGAACCAAAGGCGCGTCGGCCAACTTTGAAGACGTGCGTGTCCTTGTCCTCGGTCGCGGTCTGCACGAGCGCCTGCCAGATTACGCCAAGCATCGGGTCCGCGAAGGTCTCGGCGCTGATGCCGTGGTTGACTGCAGCGGCCACGGTCTGCACCCCGCCGGCCATGCACGCCGCGATCAGCCGGCGCTCCGCGGGCGATGGATCAGGAGCGGTCGATGATGCTTTCATGCGCTCGGCTTCCTTTCGCAGCGTCCATCGGTTTTTCGATGCGGTTCAGCCATGCGACGAATCTGCGACGTGTCGGCATCTTGCGGTTCACGCTGCACCACGTCTGCATCTTCGAATACTCGCGGCGAACGTCGATGAGGCTGTAAGCCGGATTGGTTGCCAGTTGGTTCAGCCAATCCTCGTCGCTGGTCGCGGAAACCTCCGCGACATCCTTTCCCTCCTTCTCTTTCTTTTCTATTACTCTTTCTATTACTATTACGTTGGGTTCCTGTTTAGGTTCTGCTTGGGTTATGCTTGGGTTATGCTTCGCTCCGTTGGCTTTTGCTGCCTCGATCTTTGCTTGGGTTCGTGCTTGGCCTCCCTTGCGTCCAGCCTCGCGCTTGCGTTTGATTTCGTCCTCCAAGTCAGCCGGATAGCCCCAGACTTGCAGGTCATCGCCTTCCCAATTCATGAGGCTTTTCGCGCCGTCTATTTCCTCGCGCGTGACTCCGCAGACTTGTTGCCACTGGCGATCTTTCCAAGCGTTGCAGCCTTTGATGCGGCCGCCGTTTTCCTGCTCGTAGCAATAACCGAGAACGGCGACCCATGTGCCGCGAGCAGTAGGGTCGGACCCGATAAATTCAGGTGATCGCAGGTCCGAGGTTTTGATGTTGATCCAGTTCATAAAAAAAAGCCAACCAAACGCGCGGGTGAAAATTGGCACCACTGAATGCCTCCGCGCGATTGGCTGGCTAAAGTTTGAACAGTCATTAGTGGTTGTAGGCTTTTCACGGCCTGCTCCTTGTTTATGCGATGCCCTCCACGCGTCAAGCCCCGCTCGGCTCAAATCGCTCCACGCTGAGGTAGACGCCAATCCTCGCGTCGGTGATGGCCCAATACTTCGTGACCGTGAGCCGTGCGACCTGCGAATCGTCCCGCCAGATCCGCCCGCCCCGCGTGATGCGGTCGAGCACGAGCTTCGCCAGATTGTCCGCGTCCGGCTTCGAGACGTGGCAGATGGGTGCGCTCGCCTTTACGTGCCCGCCTTTGCCGTAGTGGCTTTTCGGCCGGCGGAAGAAAAAGGTCAGCTTGCACTCGAACGCTCCGACCGGATCGAGTGCCCCCGCCGCCTTTAGCTCGCGCTCAATCCCGAGGTCCACCGCCCGCTTCCACGCGTCGGCAACGTCCGAGTCATACATCCGCGCGACGTGCTTTGCGCCCATTTTGCGGGCGAAGGCTCGCGCCCTCGGTTGGCCCTTCGGATCTCCAAAAATAAACGTGTTCATTCGTCATCCTCCCATTTGCCAATCGTGCGGAGAAAAGCCTCGGCGCGTTGGGCGGCGGTGGCGTGGACGATAGCGCACCGCAATTCCGGTTGTCCGTGCGCAAGCCATAACCATCCACGAAACGCAGCTTCTCTATCGTCTTGCAACACCTTCTCCGCCTCGGCCATGGCGTTCAAGTCGTTGAGGTAGTTGGGGGTGAACTCCGCGACGAGTTGCCCCAATTCGTCCGAGTATTCGCTCCATTTGAAGCCACACGCTTTCGCTATGGCTATACGTTGTCGATGGGGTTTCATTTCTTCGATCCCTTCCTAAGCCAGACGAGATGGTCTCGCTCGGCCGGCGTGATGCGATGCAGCGCCAAACTCATACGCCGCGCCCGTGCGTGGACATTGCTCAGCGTGGCGCCGCGCAGGTTTCGGACGATCTCGCTTGGTGACTGCATTTCGAGCAGTCGCCGGTCGATCTCAGAATTCGTTTTTTGGTGCTGGGATTTTGATCTTACCATAAGGTGCCTTTCGTTTTTTGAACCGTCCGAGGTTGTCCCGGCCGGCCTGTGTTTTCCGTTCGTAAGCGAGGTAGTCGCTGATCCATTGCTCGTCGCGGCCGCGTCGTTTGCCGAGCGCGTGGCCGAGCCAAAAGCAAATTGCGCTGGTGCAGACTGAGGTCGCAACGGTGATGACGAATAGTTCTTTCATGGCTCTGGGTGTCGCGAAATGAATACGCCGGTCACGAGCCACTCGACTTCGGTCTCAAGTTCGTCGGCGGTGAGCAGCGCCTCTTCGAACGTGCAGAACTTGTGCGCGGTGATTCGACTCTCGGGACTGACGAGCAGAATCCTCCACTTGTATTTGAGGTTAGTCTTCATTTCGCATACCACGCCGGCAGTTTCAGTTCGTGAATCGTCGGCTCGATGTTCGGCCACTCGTTCGTTTCGAGGCTGCGCTTGAGCCGCACTAGGTCCGCGATGTTCTCGTCTTGGCCCTTGGCAATCGCATCGTCGCTGAGCTTGTAAACCGCGACGCCGAACGGCTCCACCTTTTCCACGGCAACGTAATACATCCGCGAGACCGGATAGCCCAAGATTTCGTTTATCAGTGGCAGGTAGAATCCCGCTTGCCGATGATAGCCGTAGCTGAACGCAGCCCTCTCGAAGTTGCGGAACGCGTCGCTGTCGAGTGACTCAACGGTTTTGATATCCAGCGCATATGGGTGAAACTCGCTGATGTCGCAGCCGCATGGAGCAAACCAGTCCGTCCGACATTGCAGAGCGCCCAGTGCGTTCGGCTGCACTTTGCGCCAAGTCATCTCTGGCGTTCCTTCCGCGAGTAGCCGCGACGCGATTGGATGCGCCGCCACCGCCTCGCGCATCGCCACGACCTGCGCCATCTCGTCGTGGTCGAGCAAGGTCTTGTCCGCGTGCTGTGCGGAGAACTCGGCGAACTGGATCTTGCCCTCTTTCGTGCGCCGGTCGCAGTCCGGTTTCAAAATGTAGCGCGAGGCGAATTCCTTTTCTTCGAGCACCGCGCAATGCACCGCTGAGCCGAGTCGGAAAGCGCCGGTGTCCTCGGGTGGCGCCAGAGTCTTGGCCACGTATTTCTTGAAGTAGAGCGCCGGCCGCCTGCGGTAGCACTCCAGCTTGCTGTGACTGATCGCCGGGTTGGCGTGATATTGCTCGTTTGATTCGATGTTCAATTGGGCTCCTCCATGCGTTCGACCAGCATTGCATCCGCAAACCAGTAGGCGCGCTCGACAACATCATTAGTCGATGCTTCACGGTAATTCGGGCTGACTAAGACGGCTGCCAGCGCCTGCCCCGCGAAGTAGTCGCGCAGGGTCATGCCTTCGCTGACATACATGACTGGAAACGCCGGCCCTCCGTCGTTGGTTGGCGCGCTCATGGCTGCACCTCCAGCCCCAGCTTGCTTTGC